TTCGGGTCATAAGCATCAATGTAGGCGTACACTTGATACATACCGCGAGTGGATGCTGCAAAAAGAGTAGTTGCCGTTGCGTTTGGCGCGGAAACCGTCCCAGTTGCCGAGTTCACATTAGTCACCGTGACCGCGCCCGCGAAGGTGGCGGCTCCGGTGTTCTTTGCGACCGAGAACAGCGTTCCAACTCCTTGTTGGCGCAAACGGTATGCTCCATCCGTCGAGGCTGACGTGTCACCGAGCAACCCCCAAATCCACAACGTCGTCCCATCGGATGAACGAAATCCGGCGTCCTTGTTAGTCGCGTTGCTCGAAATTGTGATGTAGTTGCTTGATGTCACATTTGCATCAACCGCGCCCGCGAACGTCCCTGCGGCGTTTACCGTCAAAGCACCGCCAATGTAGCTCGCAGCACCCGTCGACAGCCCACCCGTGACCACTAGCGCGCCTGCGCCTGCGGAGCCTGCGGTGGAGGAAAGGATCGAGACGTTTCCGGTATTTCCAGCAAAAGTCACCCGTTCGGTCCATGTCGCAGAGTTCCAACGATCGGCAATACTCAAGTTGCCCGTGGCTGAACTTGTGTATTGTTTCCAGCCATACCCACTTCCTGAACTGGCATTAGTAACCCACTCAAGTCCGCCTGTCGCCTGTGGACCGACAACTTCACTATCTTGCAAAACAACCGAGCCCCTGTATGTTGGGAAGTTGGTTCCGGCGCTTGATCCAATTCTCGCAACTCCTACGACCTCTAGTTTTGATCCCGGACTCGCTGTCCCGATGCCGACGTTACCCGTGCCCGCTGGCGTCAAAATAATGCTGCTGTTTCCTGCGCCGCCCGCGAGCGTCAGGTTGGTCGAGGCGGGGGAGGTGAGGGAGGACGCAATCAGGCCGGCAAACGTGGGCGTGGCTCCAGGATCGAGGCGCTGGGGGAGCGTATTGAGAAAGTGCATGGTAGTCAGGTTAGGCCGCGCGCTCTTGGATGCCTTGGATCGAAGCATCCGCGGTCACGCGGATGAACTTGGCATTGACCCACTCGCTGCGGCTCAACGTCACAAGCTGGCCCACAAAGATGAGCAGGCCCACGGCGCTCGTGGGGGTCGTGCCATTGACCGTCATCCGCACGTTATCCGTGGCTACTTGGAAGGTCACGTATTCCGTATCGGCGTGCAGCGTGCCGATGGCGCTGGAGGCCACTGCGGTGTTGCTAATAGTGGTGGCCGTGAGGTGGGCCGCGCCCTGGGTGGGCTTGAGCGAGTTCGGCTGGTTGGAAACGAAGCGGGACGTGTTCATAGGGTGGTAGTCAGGTTAGGCCGCGCGCCACTTGAGCCCTTGGTTTTGGGCGTTGGCGACGAGGCGGATTTCACGGCAGAGGAGGTCTTCGGCTTGCCCATCTTCGAGCATGGCGGCATCGCGCTGGCCTTGGCTGCGGAGCCAATCGGCACACGCGCCTTGCGCGCAATACTCGCGCAAAAAGGCGGGAAAGCTCTCCCGGTCCCACTTGCCGGGGGTGTCTTCGGGGTCTTGGCCGGCGGTGGTGCTGATATTGGCCGTCCAGAAATCGCCTTCCTCGGCGGTGCTGGCGTAGTAAACGCTCGCGCCCGCGGCATAGGTAGCGGTGGCGCTCCAGGTGGCCCCGGCGAGCACAGGCGGGCGCACTTGGTAGGCGATCCAGACCGAGACGGGCAGCGTATCGCCTACGAGCTGCACGCCATCATTACTCAACGCAAACGCGACGCGCACGGGGCGCTCCGAGAGGCGCGGATCAGTGTTGGTAACACTTTTGACGACGCCAATCGCGGTCTTGCCCGTCTGATCGAGCGAGACGACGACCGGCAGGAGCGTAAGCAGAGCAAACTTGGCGGTATCGAGGCTGCTGCTGGCCGTATGGGCCGAGAAACACACGTAGTAGCGCCCATTGGCGGGGTTGCGCACGATGGTGGCGAGGGCATAGACGGTGCCGTTGGCCCAATCGGAGCCCGAGTAGGCCGTCTGCGCGGCGATCCAGCGGGCCGTATCCAGCACGTAGGTGGTGCCGGAGAGCGTGGCCGGGGCATTGCCCGTGGTGGCGACGAGGGCTTGGTAATACCGCTGCGTGGCGGGGAAGTAAACGAAGGAGCCGAGGGCGTAAACGCTGCCGGCCGCGTAGTCGGCATGATAAAAGCGCTCCTCCACGCGCATACTCTCCGGCCACCACCAGCCGCCGGAGGGCTCCCAGGCGCGCTTTAGGCGCGCGTAGATGAAGCGCTGGAGCGCGGCGGCGAGCTGCGTGCTCGGATCGACATCGAGAGGATCGCCGCAGAGAGCGCGAGCCCGGTCGAGGACGGAACGGTGAGAGCAGCGGCGCATATTCGGAAGAGGGAGAGACGGGGAGAGGGGGAGAGGGGGAGACGGCTCTCGGTCAGGCGGCTTTGGCCCAGCGGCCGCCGCGGCGGGGGGCGGTCGTGGGCGTGGCGAAGGAGACGCGCGCTTGATCGGACTGCGCTTTCACGGCGAGCTCGGGGTGGCGGCGGAGCATGTAGTTGAGCTCGTGTTTCCAGAAGCCGGCGCCCTCGCGGCGGCGCCAGTAGTCATGCACGCGGGCATCAATCTGCGCCTTGAGCGCAAAGCCGGGCGTGATGCGGGCGGGGCCGGGCGTGGCGGCGAGGATCTGCGCTTGGCGGGCATCGGCCGTGGCGGCGGTGATGGCATCATCATGCGCGGTCATCGTGGCGAGCTCGCGCGCGACATCCTCCGTCATGTCCCCATAATCGGGGTGTTCGATGCGGAAGCCCGGTTTGACGCGGATGAAATTGGCCGTGGCGGTCATGCGCGGAAAAGAGAGAACGGCGGCCGGCGGGGTGAGCCCACCGGCCGCCGGGGAATCAGACCTTGGTGAGGTCTTCGAGCTTGAGGTAGATATTGACCTCGCCCGCAGTGAGGGCGTTCAGATTACCGCCGGTAGCGGTAAAAGTCGCCTCGTAGGTGCCTGCATCCAGCGGGAAGTAGCCGGTGCGCAGCGTCGCAAACGCGGCCCCGTTGCCATCACCGAAGAAGATTTCGGTGCCCGTGGAGTGGAGCTCGTAGGCGGCGATGATGGAATCATCGTCGTCAGTCGTCACACCATTGTGGCCGACTTTGAGCGAGAGCGCCGTGGTGGCGCCACCGACAAAGGCAGTCACCAGGCGGAAGGCCGCCTTGGTGCAGCCGAGGCCGGCCGTGTAGGTCGCCAGCGCCACGACGCCGGACGAGACCGCCCCGAGGGCAGTCAAATCGGCAAAGGTGACGACGGATTTGTGGGTGTAGCCATACCGAGCTTGATCGGCGGCGTTGAGTTGGAGGAATGTGGCCATCTGAGTAGTGAGTTGATGGGTGGTGGTTGTGCCTTAGCTACCAGGCGCGAATTTGATGAGCTTGAGCGGATTCATCACGCAGAGGGCACCGGTGGCGGTGACGATGAAGCGCGTGCTGCGCGAGGTCTTGCCGAGGGGGATCATGTTTGGCGCGTCGGACCAGCGGAGCTCCATGTTATCAATCGGGCCGCCGACCGCGAGGCGCTTGGAAGCGGCCGTGGTAGGATCGCCCGAAGCATTGATATGCTGCGAGAGCGCGAGCTCGATATCGCCAAAGCCCGTCTCCAGCACCTTGACGGCACCGAGATTGACCGTGCTCGACGGCGTGGTGTTGAAGCGGCGCACCATCGTGCGGCTCGACACATCGCGCGTGGAGAACGTGAGGCGATCCATGTTGCGCTTGAAGGTGGAACCACAGAAGAGGACGTTTTCCTCGCTCTCATTCCCCGTCTCGCCGAATTGGGACTCCATGACGGCCGTGATGGTGGCGTCGGTGTAGTCGGCAATGGCGGTGGAGGAGTCGATGGAGGCCGCGGGGGTGAGGTACGAAGACGACACCGCGTAGTGCGACTGCGCCGTGGAGCTGGCCCACTTGACGAGGCCGCGGGTCTTATTGCCCACGTTACCGGTCTCAAGCTGGCTCTCGTTATCAGAGAGGAGCGTGACCTCGCAGTTGCGCTTCAGCTCGATGAGCTTCTTCGCAATCTTCTTGGCGACGACGTTGCGCGGGGTGATCCCGGCTTGGTGCGTGGTGGTGGTGGCGAGACCACCGATGGAGACGGCCTTTTCCCAAATCTGAATCCGCACATCGAGCTCGGCATCGCCGGCGGATGGGTTTTCAAAGTTGGACGGCTCGGCCTCGTCGATCGCCCCGGAGGTATCGGCGGCATCGTATTTCTCGACGGCGTAGGTGAGCTTGGCTTGTTTGGGAGCGCTGCCTTTCGGCACGCGGGACATGAAGGGAAATGCGAAGGATTTCGCATTATCGAATTGGTTGCTCAGGTCTTGGACCTTGGCAACGACATCGCGTTCAACGAGAGCTGGCATGGAAGTATTGGTTTAGTGGAGACGGTTGATGAGTGCTTACAGGAGGGCGGCGATGCTCTCGGCCAATGAATCTTCGGAACCTCGCTCGCGCGTGATGCGCTGGTCTGCCTGGCGGCTCTGCGTCTGGCGGCGGTCGAGCCGGGCCGGCACCGTGCTAGGACGGCTCGGCGCGGCAGGGGCACGCACGGGAGTGCTCGCGCGCGCAGGCTGGCCGGCGCGCGGGGCGCTGGCCTTGGCCTCTTTGGCGAGACGCTCGATCAGTTCTTTGGACACCGTGATGCCGTGAGCGCGAAACACGCCGCCGATAAACGCATCCGAGGCCAGCAGCTTGCCGCCGGGCAAAGTGCGGAGCACGGGTAGATCGGAGAGGAGTTTGGCGACCGTGGCACCATCGCCGGCCTTGGTATTGGCCAGCCAGGGGTAAGCCTGGGTGGCATACGCATCGACTTGGGCGCGGGTCTGAAGGAACTGTTCACGCTTCGGGGCGGCTTCGTTTAACAACGAGAAGGTCTGGGCCTTGAGGGCGGAGATTTGCTCGCGGTCAAACTCTTGCGTGCCGCCCTTACCATCGGGCAGGGTGGCGACATCGGCGTGCTCGTGGCGAATCGCCCACTCGTGGAGTTTCGTCCACCGGGAGCGCTGCGCGGCGAGTTGCGCCGGATCGTCGATTGCTTCGAGCACATCGGGTTCGAGCCGGTTAGTATCCCGGGCTTCAAACGACGCGAGGCGGTCGCTGGCTTGCGCCAGCTTTTCCTCGGCGCTCTTGGCGCGGGCCGTGAGCTCGTCGATGCGGTCGTTGCGGCCATCACGTTTGCTGGGGGCCGCCGCCACGTCGGGATCGGCCGCTACGGGAGCGGCTTCACCCTCGGGCGGCTGGCCCTCGGGAGAGGGCGTGGATTCATCGGAAGCGGGTGCTGCGGCCTCATCGCTAAGGGTCGCGGCGACGGCTTCCTCAGTCGCGGTGTCGGCCTCATCGTCAGCCTCGGGAGAGGTGGCGGCGAGATCGGCATCGGCTTGAGTTGTCGGGTTCAACTCATCCAAGGCGGCCGAAATATCGGCGGCGCTGGGTAGCCCGAAATCCGCGTCTGAGGTATCACCCGACACGGGCGAGGTGTCGGGCTGCGCGGGAGACGGCGAGGGAGCCGCGCTATTTGTGGTAAGGTTCGCACTCATGCTGTGGGCAAGTGCGTCCCTACGTGGGGCGGACGGCTAGACCGTCAAGGGGTGTGGGGCGGGGCGAGCGGGTTTGGGCGAGTTTGGTTCAGTTTGGACGCGTTTTGGTCAGACTTTGGGGCGCGAGGCGGTCATTTCGCGCCCTCCTTCATCGCCGCGTCGATGGCGGAGCGGAGATCAACGCCGCAATGCCAGACCCGCTCGCCTGCGACGATGAGCAGTATCTGGCCTGAATCCAACCGCGCCCGCTCGGCGGCGAGTTCGGCGCGTAGTTTCCGCACCTCGAATGCCGTCGGCGCATCGCAATCCTCGCACGACTTCTGCGCAGCGCGAAGGGTGGCGTTCTCGGAGCGGAGCGCGGCAAGTTCTGTTTCGAGTTTTTGTGAGCATTCGCGCAACGCCCGTGCGGTTTGTCCTGCGCTGAGTTGTTTTCCGTCAAACGACAATGACCATGCGGCGTCGGTGCGCGGTGTGGGTGTGGGTGTGTTCATGGTCGCACGATTAAATTCGGCACCGGCGCCGAGTCTGGGTCTATGCCGCTGGGAAAACATACCTCATCCGCTCTCGGTAGCGCCGCTGCGAAAATCTGCTGCGACTGCCGCCATGTCTCGCCGGGATCAAAGCCGTAATCGTACTTGCGCCCGCTGTGGACGTGCAGAATCACGGCTTCACCCAACTCTGCTCCCGGCACGAGGAAGAATAGGCCGCGCTGCGGAAACCGGCGGCGTGCGAAGAACTCGCTCCACCAATCGGCGGACTCTTGTTGCGTCTGTGTGAGGGCCGAATCAGGCGCGAGCGCCGCCGCGAGTGCGGGCGGCGTGGCGGAGCTGGGTGCGTCGAGTGTGCTCATGGTTCGTTGATTATCTTTGTGAAATCTGCATTGCGGCCTAGTTCGGCGTGCCACGTCTTTTCCGGCATCACTCGGTACTCTGAAATTTGCGCGAGGTTGGGCCGCACAAAGCTATCATCACGCCACAAAATGCGGTTGTTTGGCTGCGCGGCGATCTGCCCTGAGCCATCTTCCAACAAGAGCAGGTGGTAGCATTTGTGCTCTGGCGGGTACTGGCTGTAACCGTTGTCCGTGTGGTCTAGGGTGAACCAGTAGCTCGCGGGGACCATGACTCCATCGCGGTTTCGGTACTGGCACCCCATCTCGCGCAGGTACTCGTACTGCGTGACGCAGAACTCCCAGCCGTGGCAATCCCACGATTGCAGTTGGGGAAGGTCGTGGACCTGCTGGCAAGTGGGCTGCTCATGCCGTAGTTTATGCAGCGGTATGCGTGCCCACTGCGCTCCTGATTCGCACAAAATGGAAAAGTGCAATGCGCGAGATGGAATCGAGGTCACGCCAAAGATCACGCAGCGCTCGTAGTTGCCGGTATCCGTGGTCACGCCACGCAAAATGCCTTGATCGACTAAGCCGTAATTGTGTTGGGGGATGGATTTATTCATCGCGAATTTCCATGCCGGAGCTCGGCAGACTCCTCCGGCTGCGGCAAATCAAATCTTAAAGCCTTTGCGATTCTTAAAGACTAACGAGTGCTTGCGACGGGCGTGAGATACCCGGCGAGTTCAGCCTGGAGGCTGGCGATTTCCGCGATGCGGCCGGCGCAGAGCCCCGCCTCACGCTCACTCAGGCGCGGGGCCGTGCTGGCGATGGTGGCCGCCGCGAGGCGTTCGCTGAGGATCTGGTAGAGCGCGCGCGGCACGGGGTCGCTCACGTGCTGCGTGGCAAAGCTCGCACGCAAATCGGCCGGCGTGAGCGGCGTGGCTGCGGCGGGATAATAGACGACGCTGGGGCGTTTCATGCGTGGGAGAGCTTAGGCTGCCGCCGCACCCGGCCCTTGGAGGGGGGCGGTGCCGAGGCGGCCGATTTGCTTGTTCTTCTCTTGGGTGACTTGCTGCATGAGATACTTCTGGCGATTCTCCACGAGGGCGCGGAACCAATCGGCACCTTGGTAGAGCTGCGCGAGCTGCGTGCTCTGCTGGATGTGTTGTTGCATGGTCTGGAGGCGCAGCGAGGCGTTGATGCCCTGCTCCGGCATCTCGGGCTCCACGCCCACGGCCATTTGGGCGAGGTTGTTCTTCTCATCGGAGATTTCCTTCTGCGTCACGTTAGTCTGCGGCTTGATCGCGCGGCGCCCGAGCACGGGATCGAGCGAGTAGGCCGCCCACTCGACGAGCGGCCCGAGATCGAGGATGCCGGCGGGATCGAGCGAGCGCAGATCGCCAAAGGCCTTCATCTTCTTCATGGCAAATTCCATGTTCAAATCGCGGGTGTCGATTTCAATCATGACATCCCACTCGCCGCCCACGTCTTCGGGCTTGAGGGCGAGGCCCTCGCCACCGGGGCCGGTCACGCGGGCCAATTCCTCGGGGGTGTAAAAGCGGCGGGCTTGTTTGAGCACGGCGCGCATCACTTCGCGCCAGAGGCCCAAAAACGAATCTACGCCGGCCTGCTGGAGCATGGCGATGCGGTTCGGGTCTTGCTCGGGGGTCTGGCGGCCGGCGTATTCATCGAACTCGCGGCGCGTGGTGGCTTCCATCTCCACGCTGGCGTTCATAAAGGGCGGCATCTGCACGAGCTCAAAATCATCCATGCGCTGCACGGGGATTTGCGCGTTCGGCCCTAAAATGAGCTCGAAGGCGCCGCGCTGCATGAGCGTCTTGCGCGGGGGCGAGGCCACCAGCTGCGTGTAATTGGCCCGCGCATCGCGCTGGGTTTTGATTTCGTTTTGGTGCGTGGCGAGGGGGCGCGTGAGGCCCCGGCTATCGGTGAGCTGGCGGCCGAGGCGCTCGCGGGGGCGCGCATAGAAGGGGTAGCCACCATCGGGATCATCGTGGAGCTCGCACTTGGCACACGTATCCACGGCGGCGATATTCCACACAGTCATGTACACGCCGGGCACGCCGAGCTCATCGGCACGGCGTTCGTAGCTCCACCAGATTTCGTAGAGGAAATTGTTTTCATTGACCATGCCGCCGGGGCGCGAAATCGAAATCTCTTCGATGGCGCTGCGCCAATTCTGATTGGCGATCGTCTGGCCGCGCCCTTGGTCGATCACGGTATCCACCCACGCCTGGCTCCATTGCTGGGTGACGACGCGCTCGCGCAACTCGACTTCGGATAGCCACTCGCGGCGGTGGATGGAGCGCGCGCGCTGGAGCTCGGCGGTGCCCACGGGAAAGAAAATATCCTCCATGTATTTGAGCACCTGCACGCCGGGGCGATTCTCGCGCACGACGGGCACAGGCAGCTCCGCGCGGCCCTCCTTGCGCAGCGTGCGCACGGCGGCCTTCACGGCGGCCGGCGTGACGCCCGGATAGGCGCGCGTGAGCCAGGCGATAAATTCGCGGTCGCGCAGGGGGTTCAGCGCAAGATCGTTAAAATCCGCCAGCATGGCGGGCTCCAACCGGGGATCATCGGGGGCGACGTTATCGGGATTGCTCTCGCCGGTGACGTAGAGGATCGCCAAATCATCAAACGAAAGCTCGCGGCGGACGAGGGTGACATCCTGCCGCCAGTTGACCTCGACGACGGCCAAGGCGGGATCATCCCCAAAGAAGTGTTGCGCGGAGAGCTCCACCTCCGTCTCCAGCTCGGCGCGCATCTCGCAATCGCGCAGCCAACGCAGGAGCGAGGTGACGCTGGCCGCCTTGGGCGCATCGTTGGGCTCTACCGGGGTGGCTTGCACCTGAGCGCGGAAGAACGCCTGTTTTACAAGGGCCACCTTATCCCCGATGATTGAATCCACGGCGGGGATACGGGCATCGCTCGCGCCCTCGAAGGGCAAGGGGTCCTCGCCGAGGGCGGAAGCGTGCTTGCGGCCATCGGTAGTCTGGCCGGCCCAGACATTAAACCGCACGGCGCGGGCCTCCTCCTGGCGCTGCCAGACGAGGGTGCCATCGGCTATGATGTGCTCAAGCTCGGTGCGCAGTTCACGGATGTCTTCGGGGTCGCGGGTGGGGGCGGTGGGTGTCATGGGTGAGTCTATTCAGCGCGGCGCGGCGTAGCGTCAAGTAGGCTGTGCAGAGCGCTGGGCAGCGGCGTTCTCGCGCACGACGGTGGCGAGATCCACGAGGCCATTCAGGCAATCGAGGTAGCGAAGGATGCGCGGCCGCTCGTAGCGGACTTGCTTCAGCCCGGCGAGACCGCGCACGGGCACGATCGCGCCGAGGCGCTCGGCGCGCGCGAGGGCGCGCACGCCGCCCACGGCTTCGGCCACACACTTGCGGCGGAGGTAGTATTGCTGCGGGAGGGCGGTGGCGGTGGGAGGCATAAAGGGAAAGTGAAACGGAAAAGTTAATACGCGCACACGCCGCGGGTGCGGAACATCTCGGGCTCCACGAAACCGTAGCCGGCTTCGATAAAATAACGGTCGGGGTCGATGATATCCTTGAGGGCGTCGCGCTCGCTCGTCATCGGTGGGCCGATGTAGCTGGTGTAGCACGTGCGCGTCTGTATCAGATCGTCCACGACATACCATTTCGGGCAATTATTCAGGGCGTCCATCGGCAGGCTCTCATCCCACTCCATCGCGGTTTGCAGTTGTTGCAGGCCGTGTTGGATGTGGCGGCCGGGGGCCTCCTCCCAAAACATGCGGGGCAAGGCGATGCGGCCTTTGGTATCGAGAGTCTCGTTACCCATGAGGTCGATGATGCTGGTGCCTTCCTCCTGGCCGGGGATGCCGGCGCCACCGAGGCGCGGGTCGATCAGGCGGCGCTCGATGCGCTCGGAGCGGGAGCCGTCCCACGCGCCGGTCTTGGGATCGTGCGTCCAGCCTTCGAGCTCAAGGATCAGGCGTTTGTAGCCATCCATGCCGCGCCCGCTATCGAGGCGCTGGGCCTCGCCGGGGCGCCAGTCGTGTTTATCGCCACCCTCGGGCGGCACGGCCCACGGGCCGTAGCGCTGCGCATCGGGCCACTCGCGATAGACGATGGTGTGCCCGGCGGGGGTGACGGCATACCACTTGATAAACCAATTCTTGGTGCCGGCGGGATCGGCCACGCAGTAGCGCGCGGTGCCACGGTGGGCGAGCGCATCGAACTGCGCGCGGGTGATAAGGTGGGTATTGCCAAACTTGGGCAGCGCGGAGCCGAGGGGCTTATCTACCCAGCCATAGGCGCGCACGAACCACTGCTCCTTCGGGCGGCCGCCGAGACGGTCGAGCACCTCGTTATTGGCCCCCATCGGATTCATGCCCCAATGGTAAAAGAGGACGCGCGCCTTGGGGTTGGCGCATTGCATCTCAAAGGGCATGTGGCCGGGCGGGCAATCGCGCACGTGGACGACATCGGGCTTGAGCGTGCCGTGCATCTGCGGGGCCACGGGGCGCGTCTCCGTGATGCGCGCGCCGGCAAAGAACTTGGCGACGACGGGGGTAAACGCCGGCTTATTCCCATCGAGCGGCGTGAAGGTAATGAGCATCCGCTGGCGGCGGTTGCGCCCCACGCGGAAGGCCATCGCTTCGTAAAACGCGATCGGCACAAGCTCATCGAACCACACGCCATCGAGCTCGTAGCCTTCCAAATCCTTTACGTCCTGCTTGTAGTTGAAAAACATGCACACCGAACCATTGGGCAAAATGAACTGCGCGCCGGAGAATCCGTTCTGGCGCTTGTATTTCACGTAGGTCTCGGAGGAGGCCGCGCCGAGGTCGCGCCACTCGGGCGGGAGGGTGTCGTGGATGCGCGATTGCTGTTTGTTAATCGACGCCTTTTCCGATGCCTCGAAGACGGCCCACACCTGTTTGCGGGAGCAGAGATTATCGACGACGATCTTGGCCGCATCGCGGCTCTTGCCCAGGCGATTGGCCCCGAGGACGAGGAGTTCATCGTAGTCATCAAGGATCTGCTTCGTGCGCTCGTAGAGGGGCGAATCGTAGCCGTGGCGCAGGGGGTCGTGCAGCTCCAGCTTGATCTTGGCCTCGCGCTCGCCGTGGAATTTCAGCCAAAAGGCGCCGGCCGCCTCCTCCCCCATCTTCGCATACGACGCCGCAATCTGCTCGCGCGTCGGCAGCGCGAGCACGGGATGCGGGGTCCAACGGAGCTTGGGGGCCGGGGTCATGCGCAGCGGGGGAGGCGGGTGACGTCCCACGCGCTGCGCAGGCTGCCGATGGAGCACGCCGGGCACTCGTAAAACCGATTGTAGGGGAAAACATTCACGGCGCGGAGCTCACGGCCGTCGATGTCGGCAAAACAATCGGGGCAAACATACGTCCACTGGCCGGGACCAGACAACGCGAGCTCGTGCGTGAGCGTCACGCTCGGCACGGTGTTGGTGGTGGTGGTGGTGCAGCTCATAGTTCGTCGTGCGAGGTGGCGGGCACATCGCCGGTCTCGGGGCGGCCAAACCACATTTTTATGAGCCGGGCATCATCGGCGTGCGCGGCGAGGTTGAGGCTTTCGCTGCGGCCAAACACGCGCACGGTGGGCAAGAGCGTGCAGCAGCCGGCGGAGATCGGCCGGCCTACGAGGGAAAGTTCATCGTGCGAGATACTGGCAGGCAAAAGCACGGGCACGGCTTCAGCCCCGGGGCGGAGGTTGAGGATAGCGTAGTTGATTTTCATGGATGCGGGGAAATCACAGGGGGCGTGAGGGCGCGGGTAAGGCGGGCGACGCGCACGGCGTAGTCGGTGCCGGCGCAGATGCGCGCGGAGGCGGGGCCGTAGCGCCACGCGGCGGCGAGGTGTTCATTGGTCGGGGCGAGGTGCCGCCGGTAGAGCTCGGCCGTGAGGTAGGCCAGATGCAGCTCGGCGACTTGGCGGGCCTGCACGGGATCGGACGAGGCGAACAGGAACGGCAGGCGGCTGTGGCGCGCCCACGTCTCGGGCGTGAATTGCCACGCGCTGCGCTCGCCGCCGGGGCCAATGGCAGTGGCATCGCCGCCGGTCTCGACGGATGCCAGGGCAAAGAGCAAGGGCGGCAGCCCGGCGAGGGGCGCTTCTGGATCGTTTTCCCGACGTCGGCAAAATGATGGCGTCTCCCCCTCGCGCGGGGGCGCGGGCGTGGGCTCGGCGCCAGCGCAGCGCCACCGCTTTGCCGCTGGCTTCCACGGGCAGAGCGAGACGATGAACAGCCCGGCAAACACGATGACGACGAGGACGGTGACGAGGGCGGTTTTCATCGGGGGTATGGGGCGGAGGGGTGGCGGTCAGTAATCGGCTTTGGAAATGGGGCCGGAGCCGATGGGGCGCGCAGAGCCAGAGTTCAGGGGCTTAAAATAGCCGTGCGCTTTCTCAAACCGGGTCTTCACGATCGAGCGCACGCCGGAGCGGCGTTTATCTATGCAAAGCCACATCTCGGGGTTGGTCGTATCGAGGCCGAGTTGCTCGCGCCCGGCCCCATCGACGACGGGCATATGCAAGAAAATCACGACGTCGGCATCGTGGTAAAGCGCTTGCGATTCGCGCAGCGCGCCGCGGTCGGGCAAGTCGTGCAGGACCTCGCCCGTCTCCTTGTCCTTTTTGACTTGGCGTAATTTGGCCAGCGAAGCCTCGTTAAGCTGCGCGCCGCCGAGCGTAACGCAGCCGAGCTCGCGCTGGAGCGCCTGCCAGGTGTGCGAGATATGCGCCACCTCCTGCTCGCGGGAATTGCAGCGCTTGCCGACGCCGATGAGTTGCAGGTAATCGAGCACGATCAGGTGCGGCGTGCCGTGCTGCGCGCACCAAGCACGCGCGTGGGCCACGATGCCCTCGATGGTCTCGAAGCCGGGATCGTCGGAGCGTTGAAAGAGGAAAAGTTTTTTATCCACCTTGGCCTCAAGAGCGACGAGGGCGGCATCAAGCCGGGCGACATGATCCTTCGGAGCGCGGGCGAGTTGGCGCACGCTGGCGCGCGCGCTGGTGGCCGCCATTGATTGAATGAACGAGTAGCGATTGGTCTCGATGGTGTAAACAAGGGCGCGCTGGCCGCGCTCTACGGCGAGGGTGGCGATGTTGCGCATCAGGACGCTCTTGCCCATCGAGGAGCCGCCGCCGATAATGACATTCCCATCCTCGCGCATGGAGCCAAACGGCATCAAACAGTTTGAGGCTTCGAGATCATCAAACTCGGGAAAGCCGGTGAAGATCCACCCGCTGCGGTCCTCGGTGCCGGCGGCACGGGCCGCCACATCGACGCGAATCTGCGCGATGACGGCGCCAAGGGTCTCGACGGCACCGCTCTCCCCCTGTCGGGCGCGCGCGGTGGCGTTCTGAAACCAAACGGCGTGCGGTGCGAGAAATTCGGCGAAAGGCTCGCCGGAATAGCCGTGGCATTGCTCGATGGCCTTTTGCGCCTGGCGAATGGTCTGGCGAAGTATCCAGAATTTCCGCACTTGGTCGATCCAGTGGCGGGCGTGCGCGGAGGTGCCTTGGTAGGTGGTGACTTGGGTGAGCGTGGCGTAGCCGCCGATGCGCTCAAGGTCGCCCGTCTCGCGCAGACGCTCGGCCACGGTAGCGAGGTCGATGGGGCGTTGCGCTTCGGCGAGCAGGCGCACGGCGGCGTAGATCGTGCCGTGCTTCGGATCGTAGAATGACTTTTCAGAAAACTTAGCGTTGCGGCAGAGCGGAAACACCTCGTCGGGATAGGCGATCAGGAGCGCGAGGAGCGCCTCCTCAGCTTCGAGGGAGTGCGGCAGCGCGCGGCCAACTTCAGGGAGGGCAGCGAGGGCGCGTTGCGCGTGGGCAGAATCGGCGGCAGAATACGTTTCGAGGTGCATGGGGAAAATCAGGCTGCCGCCTCGTCAGAGGCGGAGCGGTGGGGATCAGGGACAATGCCGCCGGTCCACTTGGGATCGTTAAGCAACTTGTTCAGCTCGCGAGAAGCAGGAGTGACTCCGAGGGTATGAGTCGAAGACGCGCCCGCGCCGCTCCCGCCGAAATTTTTCGGACCGGACTGGCCGGGAAGCGCGGCGCGGCGAACAGCCTCGCGAATCCAGGAACGAGCGGCGGCGTGCCACGAAACAAGCGCGCGGCCGGTGTTGAGCTTCCAACCGCACCGCTCGTAGTGATCGTAAAATTCCTCGGCGTGGGCTTCGGTGCTGTGATGACTTACGAAGAAGAGTTGCGCGATCGACAGGTCACTCGGTCTTTGGCCGTCAGGCCTGCCGGTGGGTTCACTGAGGGTTAATAGATTAGGGTTCCCTGAGGGATGGGGTGCAAGGTTTGCACCCGTGGACTGCACGGTTTGCACCCCTACGGGTGCACCGTTTGCACCCGTGACTGCACCGTTTGCACCCGTGGGCTGCACGGTTTGCACCCCTACGGGTGCAAGGTTTGCACCCGTAGATTTCCTAGAAATTACGTAAGTGTTGCTATCACCTCGGTAATTTCCGCCCACTTTGACCGCGATAAATCCGCCGGTCTGAAGCGCTTTAATCGCGTAGTGCACGCTTCGCTCAGAAATGCTGGCGCGGCGCGAAATCAAATCAATCCCCGGCCACGCTTCGTTGTCGTGGTTGGCCATATCGGCGAGCACCAAAAGCACGAGTCTTTGGCACGGATTGCTGGGTTCCGCTTGGTTGAAGACGTAGGTGATATTATCGAGGCTCATAGGGCGAAAAGGTCGGTCTGCGTGCCCTGCGGGCGGCGCTCATCGAGTTTGGCGGCGAGCCACTCAGGCGTCATCTGGAAGGGTTTGCCGTCAGGATCGGTGGCCGGCGTGAGCGCGATGATCGCGTGAATCTCCTCGAAGAGACCGGGGAAATACGGGGTGTAGCGCAGCCAGAAACCGTAGCCGTTCTTGATGCCGCCACGCGGCTGCACGGGCTGCTGCGTGCCGTCGTCGTGCCGCCAGTGGAAATCCACGGGCAGAGGGTGATTGGCGAGGTAGCGCTCGGTCTTGGCCTGCGTCCAGAGCTCGGCGGGATCAAAGAATCCATCGGGAGTTGTCTTCATGGCAAAAGGTCGGTGGGGCCGAGCGTAGCGCGGGCCTCGTCGGTCTTGCGCGCAGCGAGCGCGGCGTGGGCGTGGTCGAAGAGCGGCGCGGCGTTCACCTTTAGCCACTCGCCCATAAACCTCGGGCACGCCTCCGGCCACCGCCCCGGCGAGCGGCGCAAGTGCGCGAGCAGAGCGGGGCCGCGGTCGTTGAGCCACCGCGCGCTCTCGGTGCGCGTCCAAGGCTTGCGGCGCTGCCACGCCTGCTGCATGACGAGGGAGTGCGCCTCGGTGTGCTGGGAATTTTGAAGCGTGCTCACCAGCGGCCTTTCCGGCGCGGCAAGCGCCCGGTGAATTGCAGGCCGTTGGCGCCGCCGTCGATGACTTGAAGCACCATGCCCGGCGTGAAGAGGCGGTTATCTCGCACGCGCACGGGGCGCTCGCCAGGGCGGTTGAGCGGCGAGCACAGAAGGATGCGGATATTGGGTGGCACGCGCCGCACCACCATCATCACGCGCGGCGCAGGCCCATCCTGTATGGCTAGGGCTGCCGGCGCAGGGCTTGCAATCGTCGGTGAGGGTAAGGACTCGGGCCGCAGCGCCGAAGCGATTATTTCGAGCCCGCTGGCCGTGAGCACGACGGCGTTGCGCACGATGCGGAAGTGTTTGCCCTCAGTGAGCCGCTCGCCGCGCAAGGCGACGATGCGCTCACGCGCCACGCCCAGGCTCTCAG